CAGAATGCCGACGAAGATCAAATCCATCGGCCGCATAGACGGGGTGGTGGCTCTCATCATGGCGATCGGCCGCTCGCTCGCGGAAGACACGGATTTGTACGGCGACGGGAGGGGTCTGCTGATCCTCGGAGGCTGATCGCGATGGGGTTTTGGTCCCGGCTGGCCGGCCGCTTCGTGCGACGCTCTGGCGACGGCGCCGGCGATACGCTGTTCGGCGAATGGGGGAGAGGCGGGCAGTCGAATTCGGGGATCGACGTCAACTCCGACACCGCCATGCGCCACACGGCGGCGATGGCGTGCGTCGCGGGATTGAGCGAAGACGTCGCCAAAATTCCCTGGAACGTCATGCGGCCTCTGCCGAACGGCGGCCAGGTTCCCGCCGAAGACAACTGTCTGCACAGACTGCTGCGCGAGCCGAACAACTGGCAGACCGGTTTCGAGTTCAAAGAGATGCTGATGCAATCTCTGGTGCTGCGAGGCAACGGCTACGCCGTCGCGGTGCGCGACGGACGCGGCGAGCCGAAATACATGGTGCCGATCCATCCCGACCGGGTCGGGATCTACGAGGCCCCGGACGGCAGCTATTTTTACTTCGTGACGCGCAACGGGCTGCACGAAATGGCGATGCTGCGCGAGCTGCCCATCATGATTCCGAGTGTCGATATGTTTCACCTGCGCTGGTTGCCCACCTTCCACTCGCTGCTCGGCTCCTCGCGTCTCAGCATGGTGCGCGAAACCCTCGGATTGTCGATGGGTCTGGAGCGGCATCAGGCGCGGTTCGTGGGCCAGGGCGCGCGGCCCTCCGGCGTACTCTCGACCGACAAAGTGTTCGCGACCAAAGAGCAGCGCGAAGATCTCCGCGCGGAGTTCCAGCGCGTCGTATCGGGTCCCGCCAATGCCGGCGGCATCGCGGTGCTCGAACAAGGCTTGAAGTGGTCGCCCCTCGGCCTGACGATGGTCGATAGCCAGTTCATCGAAAGCCGCAACTTCTCGGTTCGCGACATCGCGCGGGCCTTCAACTATCCGCCGTACAAGCTGGCGCTGGAGGGCGCGACCGAGGGCCCCGCGATGGTGCAGATGGGGCAGCAATATCTGAACGGCGCGATCAGCGGATATTGCGAGAGAATAAAAGCCAAGATCGAGCAGTTTTTCGGCCTGGACGGCACCAGCCACTTCCTCAACTGGGACTACGGTCATTTCCTCAAGGCCGACCTGACCTCGCGGTTCGCCGCCTACCGGCAGAGCGTGGGCGGTCCCTGGATGACGGTCAACGAGGCGAGACGGTCCGAGGGATTCAGCGATCAACCGAATGGCGATGTCGTCCAGCAGGCCACGAACATGGCGCCGCTCGGGTTCGTGCCCGCGACGACCGGCGGCGCGCAAGGCAGCAACCAGACGGGCGTTCCCGCGGACGGGGGCGACGGCGATCCGAACCGCGACCCCGCGGGCGATACCGCGCCCGAAGACTGAAGGAGATTTCGATGCCCGAAGACGAACCGTTGAAACCCGATCCGGGGCCCGATACGGGGGCCGCGGAACGCGGCGCGGAGGCCGCGAGGCGCGGCCTCGCCGAAACGCCGGCGAGCGAGGATCCGGTCGCGCGCGACGCCAGATTCGCGGCCGCGGCGCGGCACGGCGCCGACGCGGCCCTGCGCGGCCTACAAGAAGCCCCGCCGACGCATGCCGAGGCGGCGACGGCGCTGGACAACATCGAGCGCGCGGCGAGCCGGGCACGGACATCGATCGTCGCGGGGATGAACGGCGATCATCGCGCCCTCGCGGGGGCGGCGAGCCTGTTGGCGGACGGCCTGGAATCCTTCGTCGCCCTGGCCCGCCGCGTGCTCGGACCCTCGCCTCCGGAGGACGACGAGCATTGACGGCTGACTCTCTCCCGAAATGGCTGGACGCGCTCCGGCCGCGCCGGTGGCTGCCGGTCAAATTGTACCAGTGCGCGGACGGGTGGGTGCTCGCGGTCCGGCACCGGAAGGCCTGGAAACTGTGGTTCCTCTCGCGCGACGGCGTCGTGAGATTGCCGTGACAGGTTTACTCACCATCGAGCAGTTCCGCGCCGCCGCGAAGCGAAAGCTGCCCGTCGAGGGCGGCGTGTTCCGGTTGGCGACGGACGACTCCGTTCCGGTCGCGAACGCACAGAGAACGCGCCGATTCTGCTTTTCCGACCAGTCGGTCGACCGCATGGGCGACACGATCGCCGCGGACGGCTGGGAAACCGAGGATTTCGACGCCAATCCGGTCGCGCTCTGGGCGCACGACAGTTCCTCGCCGCCGATCGGGCGCGCCTCCAATCTGGCCGTCGAAGGCAAGCGATTCATGGGGGACATCGAGTTCGCGCCCCCGGAAACCTATGCCTTCGCCGAAACCATCTACCAACTGTTGTGCGGCAGGTTCCTGCGCGCCGTCAGCGTCGGGTTTCTGCCTCTCGAATACTCGTTCGTCGACGCCGATCCCGACCGAAGGTGGGGAATCGACTTCAAGCGGCAAACGCTGCTGGAAATCTCGGTTTGTCCGGTGCCGGCCAATCCGAACGCGCTGAGCGAGGCCCGATCCAAAGGGATCGACACGCGACCGCTGGCCGAGTGGGCCGAACGCGCACTCGCGGACGCCGGTCACGTCATGGTGCCCCGCGCCGAACTCGACCGCCTTCGCAAAGCGGCACAGGAACCCAAGCTAATGAAGAAACCCACTCCGCGGCGCGCTGGCGCGAGCGAAGACGATCCCACGGCGGGAGGCGCGCTGGTAGGCACCTGCGGCCGCAAGAAAGCCGACGCATGCGGCATGCAGGATCCCGGCGATTGCTCGGTTCACGCCGCGACATCGGCGGACGAGCCGCAGCCCGACGAGAAGGAAATGCGGGCGCTCCTGACCCGGCTGCTCGGACTGATCCGCGAGCCCGGCGACGACGGCGACGATCGCGTGGCCCCCCTCGCGCACGAAGATTCCATCCGCATGGCCCACAAGTGCCTGCGGACCGGCAAGGCGTTCATGGCCGAGGGGATGATCCACCATGCCAAGGGCATGTCGCTGCTCGACGATGTCGTCGACGCCTTGAACGCCGACGAGGGAACGTCGCCGTCGCCCGATCCGGACGCCGACGACGGCCGGGAGAGCGAGAAGGCCGCGCAACTCGCGCGCGCCGAGGAGTTGAGGCGCAAGCACGCCGTCTGATCCGCCGTCCAGCCCTTCGGCAAGGCGATTAGGAGACCACGACATTATGAGCACGCTACTTGCGCGCCGCCAGGCCCTCGGCCGCGCGGTGGACGAACTCAGGGCTTTGGCCGGAACGCCGAAATTCGCCGCGAAAGAGGCGGAGTGCGCTCAACTCAGCGCCGAGATCGGCGATCTCGAGACGGCGGAGCGCCGCATGGCCGATCTGGCGCGGCCGATCGGCGGCGGATCGCCAGACGGGGCCGCCGTCAATCCGATGCAGCGCACGCTGAGTCAGGTGCGCGGGATGGATCCGCGCCCGATCCTGCGCGGCTTCGACGATTACATGGCCCTCGCCCGCAAAGGCTATGACTTTACGCCAACCGCGAGCGGCCATTACCGGTCGCTCGGCGAGCAACTGCAAAGCGTGTTCAGGCACTTCGCGTCCAAGGGAAGCGACACCGATTCGCGCCTCGTGCGCGCGCCGACGGGCGCCAGCGAGGTCGATCCGACCGGCGGCGGCTTCCTGGTGCAAATCGACTTCGCGGCCGCGATATTCATGCTCGCGCACGACCTCGGCCACATCATCGGCCAGGTGAACAAGATTCCGATCAGCGCCAACGCCAACGGCATCAAGATCCCGGGCATAGACGAAACCAGCCGCGCGACCGGATCGCGCTGGGGCGGCGTCTCGTCGGTCTGGGTGGGCGAAGGCACCGCGGTCGGCGCGTCCCGGCCGAAGTTCCGCATCATCGAGTTCGATCTGAAGAAGCTCATGTCGGTGATGTTCACGACCGACGAATTGCTGCAGGACTCGACGGCTCTGACCTCGATCGCCGGCCAGGCGTTCGCGGAAGAAGTCATGTTCATGACCGAGGATGCCATCTACGAGGGCACCGGCGCCGGCATGCCGCTCGGTGTGATGAACAGCCCGGCTCTGATCCTCATCCCCAAGGAGACGGGGCAGGCGGCGGGAACGATCGTCAAGGAAAACGTCGACAAGATGTGGGCGCGCATGTGGTCGCGCTCGATGAAGAACGCGGCGTGGTACATCAACCAGGACGTCGTTCCGCAGCTCCAGGCCATGAACCAGGCGGTCGGCACCGGCGGCCAGGTGGTCTATCAGCCGCCCGGAGGCCTGAGCGCCACGCCCTACTCGACCCTCTACGGGCGCGAGGTGGTCTGGACGGAATACAGCGGCGCCCTCGGCTCCCCGGGGGACATCCTGCTCGCCGATTTTTCCCAGTACACGTTGGTCGACAAGAACGGCGTGCAGGCGGCGACGTCCATGCACGTCGCATTCCTGACCGACGAAAGTGTCTTCCGCATCACTTATCGCGTCGACGGCAAGCCGATGTGGTCGGTGCCGATCTCGCCGTTCAAGGGCCTAACGAAAAGTCCCTTCATCGCGCTGGCTCAACGCTGATCGTCCAACGCCTCTTAATTCCCGTTTAGTCGAAATTTAACGAATTCGGCGAACCGCGCGCATCCCCATCGCGCGGGCAATCGACGTGCCGCTTCGGGGGGCGGCCGGAGACCATTCATGGCACGGCAATTTTCGATGCCCTATCAAATCCCGCCCGTCGTGCTGCTGCCGATCGCGGCGGACGCCGCCGGACGCACGAGCCCGTACCGCGACCTGCGCAACGCGCTGAAGGCCTATGTCGTGGTCGAGGTCAACCAGGGCAACGCGGCCCCGGTGACCCTGACGCTCATGCAGGCGCTCGACGTGCTCGGCACCGGCGCGGTGCCGATGGGCGCCACGCCGATCTTCCTGAACGCAAACACCGCGGCCACGGACGCGCTGGTGCAGCAACTGTCCGCGGCCGGTTTCACGACGAACGCGACGCTCGCCGACAAGCTGGTGGTATTCGAGATCGTACCGGAAATGTGCATGAACGTGGGCAACGGGGCCGTGGGTTATTACAAGACCGTCGCCGTCGTCACGAGCGCGTCGAACGCGGCCAACATCACCGGCGCGAAACTGTTTATCCTTCAGTCCATTCAGGGTGCGTCGGCGCCGACCACCTTCGCCTGAACCGGGCCTCTTTCCGACAGCATTCAAGGGAGGCCCCTATGAGCACAACATCGAAAATACGCGCCAACCGCCTGGAGTTCTACGACACGGCCACGTTCGAGACGGTGCTCCCGG